ATTGATTACCATGCGCTATCTTGAGTAACTTCCGCTTCTGGCACTTTGCCGACGGTCTTGCAATCAACGTTAAAAGAACTAGAACATATGAGAAAGCCCCGCAATCGCGGGGCTTTTGTCACATCCAGGTGATTTGCTGTTGTCCTGAAGTTGTCGGATGCGGCGGCGCTGGTACTACTTCACCCGGCGAAACGATAAAGCGCTCGACGGTCTCAGTGGTGACAAATGTCGCGCTGCAGTTGATGTTAGTGCACTGATGGTAACGCTCTTTCGTCGTGTCAGAAAAGTAGCGGCTTGTGCGAGCATGTGCGGCAAAATGGCATTTAGGACAGTGAAACATGGCGAGCACCTCATATTAATTTCCAATGCGCTAATTTTAACCATTAAAAACTTTAATAACAAACAGTTAAACCATTACTCTTGATTTAATTCTTCGCTTTCGTACTCCACATCCGAAACCTTAACCTCAAGCTCTAAGCCCGTCGTGTAACCGTTTCCGTTGAGGTTATGCACCACCCGGCTGATTATCCATGCCTGCTCGTCTATAACGCACTTAAAGCCTTTAACGGCAACCGGTGTTTCAGGAAATAAATCTGCACGCCCGGTGGCAAGCGTGATAGAAAACTCGGCCACGCCGCGCTGAATTTTATCCCACTTCGCCTGAGCTGCTCGCATGGCCTGCGACTTTGTTGCATAGATGGTCGTCAGCTCTAACACGTTGTCAGACTCACCGGCCATATACTCGCCCTCGCGCGCCTCCTGCTCTTTCTTCGCTTTGGCTTTTGCCGTGGTTTTCGCGGCTTTTGGGTGCTGCAGCGCGCGCAGGTGCTGCTCTTTGGGTTTGCGCTTAAGCTTCACCTTCTGTTTTTGCGGCTTCGGGTCTCTGGTGTGCAGCCATTTTGCCGTAACGCCGGTGTACGCTTCGCGGTCGGCGATAGCGAATGAATGTCGATCGCCGTCGCCGCGTTCAACCGTCATTTGCGGGATGGGTTTGCCACTGGCCGTGACGCCGCTCCCGGCTTTCAGGAAAAGCAGCTTACCGGCTTTTATCGAGACCGTTGCGCCGTTACGTTCAGCCAGACGGGATAAGAATACCGCGTCAGATTCCTGGGTCTGGTCAGCGTGCGGCACTGCGATCGCTTTCAGTGTGTCAGCAACGCTGGCCGTCAGCTTGTTGCGCTGCGCGATGGTTTCCACAATCACGCCGAGCGTGGTGTCGTGCCATGACTGCTCCCGGCGCGAATTGAGCGAGCCGCGAAAATCAGCACTACGCCCCCGGATGGTCAGCGTATCCGGTGCGCCCCGGTGCTCGATTTCATCGACGGTAAAACTCCCCTTATTCAGCAGCGCCGAGCCCTGCCAGCCGAGCCAGAGCGTCAGGGATGCGCCGCGCGGCGGGAGCTCGACCAGACCGTCGGAGTCATCGAGCTCGATATCGAGCTGGTCGGCCTCGAATCCCCGGTTGTCCGTCATGGTCAGGCCGATTAGCCGGTCGCTGAAGTTCTGCGTGATGTCGTTGCCATCCAGCGTGAGCATAAACGCCGGGGCAATTTTCGCCCCGGTCTCAATCTTGATACCCGATATCATCCCGCCAGCCCTCCCAGCATGTTACCGGCAGACGACAGCAGATTATCAGCCTGCGTTTTCAGGTCGCCATAGATGGCCGCGACAGAATCATCCACGCGCTTAAGCGACATGCTGAACTCAATTTTTCTGGCCGCGCCGTCGTTGAACAGCTCCGTGTGGGTATGGCTGATTTTTTCGATAACGTACATCCCGAGGATCACGCCGAGGCCATCAATCAGCGGCCATGCTCGCCCCTCGTTTGCCATTACCTCAATGGCCGTCAGCGACAGGCGACCGCCGGTGATTTCCGGGTAAAGCACACCGGACAGTGTGCGCGCGGTTTCCCCCTCTCCGAGAAACTGGTAAGCCGGTGTTTTACCGATGCGGTCATTTGACGCCCACCGGTAGTCCTTCGAATACTGCATTGACTGATACGGCAGCGTGCGCCGCTCAAAGACAAATAACCCCAGTACCATCAGCATATAATCCCCTCCCTTAATCGTGCATCATGCTTGAGCGCTGGCGGGCGCGCTTTTCGCGGTCGAGTTTCTCGACGGCGTCGCGTAGCTGGCGGTCAAGGCTCCCGCCCGGCGCAACGCCACCCCCAAGAGTGATGTTGTACTCGCTTTTGCTCTGGTCGATATAAGACCGGCCAGCGGGTGCCGTGACCGGCTGGTAAGCCTGATACCCGGCATGGGTTGCAGTCGCCGGAATGTAAGACCCGTTTTGCGTAGCGCTGTCGGCTCGGGCGGCAGTCTGGTCAAGGTTGCTGGACTCCTTTTTGATAACGCCGAGCTTTTCCAGCAACCAGCCGACCTTGCCGCTCAGACTGTTGAAGATGTCGAGCGGTGCCGTCAGCGCCGAGGCCAGCGCCTGACCAAATGCCACGCCGACATTTTTGCAGCGGTCGAGGGTTTCCTGCGTCGCTTTCACCGGCGCAAGCAGGTCTTTAAACCACTGCCAGACCACGCGAATTTTCTCAGAAATGGCGTCGAATATCGGTGCGAGCGGCGCGAACATTTCCGCCACCGGCGCAAAGGCGGCTTTCAGCCCCTCCACCACGCCCGAGAAGAATGCGCCCAGCTGCTCCCAGTATTTACGAATAAGCAGCACGCCTGCGACAACTGCCCCGGCAACCGCCACCACCGGCAGACTGATTGCACCGACGGCGGCGACAATCGCGGTACCTGCAGTGCTGAAAACCACGCTCAGCAGACCGGCAGCGGCAATAATCCCGTTAATCCCGGCGATGACCGGCCATGCAATCAGCCCGATCCCGCCCAGCACGCCGATCAGCGCCAGCGCGCCGGTAACAACGTTAAACAGGGTTTTCGTCAGTTCAGGATTAGCTTTCGTCCAGGCGGCAACCTTGCCGAGCAAATCGGTCGCGGAAACCGTCAGGCGGCGCAGCGCAGAGTCTTCTTTCTCGAAGACCTCAATCTGCGAATCTTCCCATGCTGACTGCAGGTTTTTCAGATCGCCGTCGAGGTTGTCCGTCTGGATTTTGGCGATGCGCTCCGTCGTGCCTTTCGACCCGGCGATCTGCTCGCGCTTGCTGGCGAGAGACCCGTCACCGGCAGCGGCCACGAGTTTAATCGCGCCCTTCATCGCCTCTTCGCCAAAAATGACCTTCAGATATTCGCCCTGCTCAGCGGTGCCAAGCTTGTTTTTCGCAAAGGACGTATGAATATCTTTCAGGATTTTCTCGACCGGGAGCATGTTCCCTTTTGAGTCGCGGGTCTTAACGCCGAGCTCTTTAATCGCATCAACGGCTTTACCCATAGGAGCCTGCAGCCGGTTAAACATGGCGCTCGCGCCCGTACCGGCCATTGAGCCCTTGATGCCGTTATCCGCCAGAATGCCGAGCATGGCCGTCGTATCTTCGATGCTGGCACCCGCCGCCTCTGCGATCGGCGCGACGTATTTCATCGCCTCGCCCAGCTCAACAAGCCCGGTATTGGAGGACGTGAAACCTTTGGTCATGACGTCAGCCACGCGCTCAATTTCGGTCGTGGAAAGGTTAAAGGCTGACTGCATATTGGTGATGATGTCGGCGGCTTCCGCGATATCGACATCAGCCGCCAGGCTCAGGTTTACCGTCGACCCGGTCGCCGCCAGTACGGCTCCGGCGTCATAGCCTGAACGGGCGAGCGTCGTCTGCGTTCGCGCCACGTCACCCGGTGAAAAGGCGGTTGTCGCCCCGATATCACGAGCCTGTTTACGGATGGCCGCGAGCTGGTCGTCGTTCTTATCAAGACCGAGGATCGCCTGCGTGCCTGACATCTGTTTATCAAAACCGATACCCGGCGCGATAAAACGTGACGCGCCATACAGCCCGGCGGTTGCCACGCCAACGCCCACCATCCCGGCATTTCGCGCACCGGTGGCGAGCTGTTGCCCGGATGCGTACCGTTCTTTAACCGCGCTCAGTCTGGCCTGTTGCTGACCGACCCGCGCCAGCGCATCCCGCTGACGGTCTAGCTGTGCCGTCGTCTCGCTGATACTGGATTTCAGGCGGCGCTCATCCGCCGACAGCGTGCGGGTGTTAATCCCCGCCTGTGCGAGCTCGCTGCGCTGGCGCTGCACCGACTGACGAAGCCCGTTATATTTGACCTGCAGGTCGGCGGCGGATTTCTTTGCCGCCTCCATCGCGCGTGCCTGTGCGACCGTCGGTGCCTGCGTGTTTTTGAACTGAACGGCCAGCGCGGCGGCTTCCTGCTTCGCTTTCGCAAGCGACTGCCCGGTCACGGCGAGCTGTGCGCTTACCTTCCTGAATCCGTCTATGCGGGATGCCTGCGCGTTGAGGTCGCGCAGGCTTTTCTGTGAATTGCGGATATCGCCGGACAGGGATTTACTGGCGGTCTGGATTGCCTTAAGCGGTCGGCTTGCCTTGTCGACCGCGTTCAGCAATACCTCAAGCCTGACGTTATTGCTCATGGTATTTTCCGCTTCGTTGCAGCGCCTTGTCGCGCCATGTGAGGAGCTCGTTCACAGTCAGGGAATAGAGCTCTGATGGCGGCCAGTGAAAAATAACCGCGATATCCGCCATCAGGTCATCGACCGATAACTGGTCGGGAAACGTCAGCGCGCCGAAGCATTCGACAAAAAACCCACTACCTTTCCGGCAAACTGCAGCAGATCGGACGCATCCAGACGGGCGACCTCATGCTCGGCCAGTGCCGGATACGTCATACGCGGCAGCACTCTAATCAACGCGTCAACGTCAGACTGCGCCAGCGCTGCCAGCGACACACCACGCAGGGTTCCGGCATTGGGTTTTAATACCGTGACGCGCTCTATTTTTTGCTCACCGCGCATCAGCGGGGTATCGAGGATCACTTCGTTCGGATTTTCGGTTTCGATTTCGTTTCCGGCGGTATCGGTGAAGTCAGGTTTTTGTTTTTTCGGGTTTGCCATGATGTTTGTCTCTGCTCTGAAAGGGAGTAATGACCGGCCAGCGGCGCTGACCGGTTAAAGGTGT